CGTCAGCAGCCCAAACAGCAGACTCCCCAGCACGCCTATTGCCGCCCACTGAGACGGGGAAACCCTGTCCAGCAACTGCAGGAACCAGTAGCCCGTTCCCACCGCTGACGTGGTGTATGACACACCTGTTGTGATTTTTTCCATCTGGTCCATACCCCGTCTCCCGTTATCCGGAAGCTGACAACAATAAAAAAGCCACCAGTTAACTACTGATGGCTCTGATAACTCATGCAAGCGTCTCAGACGATCCACTGACACTACCGGTGAGTTTAACGATACCTTCCATTTGACTGGCTCACTTTTTATGATGATGCCGGTGCATTTATCTCCAGCACCAGACTTTCTATCTCAACGCCATACGTTGCATTTTTGGTAATATCCGTCAGCGTCAGTACATTTAGTCCCACTGCCAGACTGTCTTTTATGGCCTGGAATGCCGGGCCAGTACGATGACGTAGTATCACTCGGGCTCAGTTGCACCACTGACCACCACATCACCTTCTGCTGCAATCGCCTGCATCAGGGTATAAGGGGTTATGGCCACCGGACTACCAAACGGCTGCCAGCCCTCTTTCAGTTTATGTGTCAGCTTTTCCGCAAGATCTGACGGCGGCGCCGCCCTGACAACATCATAGTGTTTAAATGCCATGGTTCTTTCCACCATCTGAAAAATAATTCTTTAAAATACCAGACATGTAACACAGAAAAAACACAAAACCATACCTTAAATAGAAACCTGATCATCAAGCAGATATGCATGGATAAACTACAAGACGAGATATAAACCACCCTGCATTTAAATAAACAATAAACAACATCAGAAAAATAATTCTGCTCTATGGTTTATATTCAAAAATATCATTTATACTTTTCAGAACATCACCAGCAAGGCATAAACAAGGAAGCTAAATGAAGTGGATTGTGATTGATACAGTTATCCAGCCATCATGCGGAATATCTTTTTCAGTCATATGGAGTAAAATAAAATTAATAATCTGGTATCAATCGGATGCTTTCTTACCTCCTGAAAGTATATTTACACTGACTCACACAGGTATCATGCTCAATAACAAAGTGCTACCTGTAACCATTTACAACGTAGTACCATTCAATAAAACATTCTGGAATTTAATCAAAAACAGCCAGGAATGTCCTACAAATACAGATAACGTATTGAATGAATGCTTTAATAACCGTTGCACTCTGCAAATATGTCCTTATGGACTAAAACAACAAAGTCCATAAGGAGTTTACTCACATCTGACAAAATCAATATAAACAGCCCCTCCGGAGAGGGGCTGGAGAGTGGCGCTATGTGCCATTGCATGGTGCCGGGTGCCTCCCGGTGAATTCAGTACCAGCACCTGAATCCGCGATTATCCCATATACCTACTCGCTGATTGCCCCTCCGCACAGGGGGATTCACCATGCCAGTTTCTTTTAACAAACTCCCCGCAAACCAGACAACAGTCAACCGCCTGAATTGTGAGACATTTAAAAAAAGCCCGCAAAAGCGAGCCAGGGAAAATAAGTGTGGCGCGTTGTACTGGATTCGAACCAGTGACCGATTGCTTAGAAGGCAATTGCTCTGTCCGGCTGAGCTAACAACGCAGGATACAGATAATGGACCGCCTTCGGGGACCCGAACTCCGCGCAACCAGCTTCGAAAGCTGGCGCTCTTTCCTGATGAGCTAATGGCGGTATGTGATGGTGGCCCTTGCTGGATTTGAACCAGCGACCTGGCGATTATGAGTCGCTCGCTCTCACCACTGAGCTAAAGGGCCGGGAGCAGAATAATAATGGTGCGTAATTAATTCTGCAATCTCATCCGTTTCAAACGATTAAATCCTGAACTTCCCTGACTGTCTGCTCAAAACGTCCGGTCTCCAGTTCAACGCCAATCGCACGACGCCCAAGCGCCAGTGCCGCTTTTACCGTTGAACCTGAGCCCATAAAAAAATCTGCAACCAGGTCACCCGGACGACTGCTTGCGCTGATTATCTGCTGCAGCATTTCTGCCGGTTTTTCGCACGGATGTTTCCCGGGATAGAACTGCACCGGTTTATGTGTCCACACATCCGTGTACGGCACCTGCGCCGTCACACCAAAATACCGCCGCAGATGCTTATATTCACTCTGCAGCTCCACATACTGCCGGTTCAGTGACGTATACGTATCCACCAGCTGGTGGTGGGGCTTTTCCAGTTCACCGCGCTGATGTTTCTCTTCTGCCACCCGGGCAAACAGCGACTGTAATTTCAGATAATCGCTTTCGTTCGGTAGCTGCCACTGACTGGCACTGAACCAGTGCGACACCATGTTTTTCTTTCCTGTGGCATCTGCAATCTGTTTTGCCGTTATCCCCAGGGCAGCGCGCGCATCACGAAAGTAAGAAATCAGCGGGGCCATCACATGCTGTTTCAGTGCACTGCCCTTCGCCGCATACCCGGCATCTTTCGGACGATACGGCCCCTGATAATGTTCCGCGAACAGAATGCGCTCTGTGGCGGGGAAATACGCCCGCAGGCTTTCCTTGTTGCATCCGTTCCAGCGTCCGGACGGCTTCGCCCAGATAATATGGTTCAGCACACTGAAGCGTTCACGCATCATGATTTCGATATCAGATGCCAGGCGATGACCACAGAACAGGTAAAGACTTCCGACAGGTTTCAGCACCCGCCAGAACTGCGCCAGACACTGGTCCAGCCACTTCAGGTAATCATCGTCGCCCTTCCACTGGTTATCCCAGCCCTCAGGCTTCACTTTAAAGTACGGCGGGTCCGTGACTATCAGGTCAACAGAATTTTCGGGTAACGACCGGATAAATTCCAGGCAGTCGGCGTTGATTAACTCACAACTGGATATTTTTACAGTATTAAGCATGGATCATTAAGCCTGTCTCTGATAGGCTCATTCTGCTTTTGCGCAAAGCAGTGGGCCTGAGGTTTGCTTGTGAACCCAACGCATGAGCAGATGGCTGGTGGGTGCCCCTAACACCCACCAGCCGCCCATTTACCACAAATAAAAAAGCCTTCAGGACTGAAGGCGTCTGTAACAACCGAACTGATAGTCTGCCAGACCCGCCATAACCAGCTGGGTCAGTATTAACTGGCAGCGTTCGCGTGAAAGGTAAGTATTCTGCGCTATCTCCCCGACTGTCGCCGGTTCGGTAACGCTTAATTCATTAAACACCACTCTGGCGGTTTCTGTCATATCCTGCTGTTTTAGCATGTCTTTTTCCTTTTTCCGGTTAACGTGACATACCAATAACTCTTGTCGAAAAAGCCAGCAAGCTGAAAGACCCGTATTCGCAACCACCAGCGTGTTTACTGTACTGACGCGATTTTGGGCATAAAAAAAAACCGCCTGACGGCAGTTTTTTTTCTTACTTTGCCATCGCGTACAAAATCGGCAAAATATCAGATTTATACGAAACGTACGCTATTTAATTGACTTTTGCAATATCTCGTCGTGAAAAAGTCGCTTTTTGTTGCGCTCTTATTTTCACGGTGCAAATCACAGATTCTCTATCGAGACTCTTAAAAATATCGCACATCTCACGCCAGTAGTTCGCATAATTATGGCTCCAGTTATCAGGCTTAACTCCACACAGTCTGGCAAGCTCCTGTCTCTGGTAGACCTCACACCCGGTAATCCATCCTCTGACATCCTGTGCCGCCAGCCAGATCAACTTCTTCACGCGCTCCTGCGTTTTCCCTGCAATTTTTCTGGTGCCGTACCGGGTTTTAAATTCATTCCACACCCACTGCGTTATCGCGATCTGATATTCCCAACAAATACTCCCGCTGTAACACCACAACAACCAGGCTTTATGATGTTCTTCAAGAGACAGAACAGCCCGCCGCCACGATGATGTCGAAAACTCAACCGGACTGACGAGAGGAATTGACACCCCCTTCGCCAGCGATTGCTTTCCCGGGATTGGTGGATTATCCCGCGTTATCATTTTTCCAGTCACTTCATCGCGGTACCGGATTTTTTTACGCCTGTAACGCCCTGTATCAAACATGGCATTCTCCTGCCAGGCCTCAAGCTGCCCTTTTGTTGATCCACTCAAATCGGCGGTGGCAATCATGAGTTGCTCACGAACAAACTGTAAATACTGGTTATTCATGCGTACTCCAGTTCTGTGATTTTTATCCCCAACCGCCCACCAGGAACAAGCTGACCGCGCACAATATTAATTTCATCAAACTGCTCGTCGTCTATGAGCAGCCCCGCATGCGTCAGTACATCCAGTGGTGCCTTCAGGATATTGTCCAGGTCACGACGGCGCTTATCCGGTGGCTCTGCAATAATTTCTATTGCCGGCCTTCCGGACAGGTTTAATTTCAGTTGCTGCTGGCGAACAATAAGCGCCACATCACGGCGATAACGCTCACCGACTTTTGATACAAAATATGTGCTGCCACGACGTCGCCAGTAAGTGTTCACCGTTGGCGGGTAAGGCAAAACAAATTCTATGCGTTCAGTCATTTATGCTTTCCACTTCAGAACACCCGAATTTCTCGCGTGCATTAAAAAACGAATCAGCAACAACAGCTGGCTGCCGTGTTTTTCTTCAAAATCTTTTACCCCGGCGTGTAGTTCGCTATGGCATTTACGGCACAGCGGAATAACAAACAAATCATCAGCCTTTGTTCCCATCCCTCCCAGTCCATGACCAATGATGTGATGCGGATCATCTGCCTGATTGCCACACGTCATGCATTTCTGCGTTTTTACCCAACGCGTGTATACAGGCATCTCTTCCCGTTGTGATTTCTGGCGCTGGAGATACTGAGCCGGTGACTCCGGATCAACGGCAATGCTGACCACCGTCTTTTCCTGTGGCGGGTTTTGCTGGTGGGCGTGAGGCAGCGGCGCAAGATTTTTTGTGCGCTGCTTCAGTATGCTGGTGGCGGTCTGCTCTCCCGGTACGATGTCGCTTTCACGGTACATTGAACGGATTTTTTCCGCACGCAACCCCAGCGAACGACGTAATACCGCTTCCGGTAGCGCGTCCGCCACCTGATTGCAGACCGCCCACCAGGATAATTCAGCCAGCGATAATTCCCGTTCCTGCGAGCCATTCATTGCATGGCGTATGACGTCAATCATCCATGCAGACAGGTTTTGGTGAGCAAGTTGCCCGAGTGATTCGGAGGTCTGGTCGCGCAGCTGGTTGTCGCAGTGCCAGCACAACACCATTGCGCCGGTACCATAACGGTGAATGACGGTTTCACTGTGGTGATAATCGCCGTGTGGCCACTGGCAGGATTTAACATGGCGCAGTAACCAGTCAGACAATGCGCCAGCGCCACCAGCAGCACGAATCACTCGTTCGTCGCTGAAAAATGGCAGTAATGATTTATCCTCCGCCAGCGGCTGGCGAACGGCAGGAACGACCCCGGACGGCAGATTACGCATGCTTTTCGGTTCCGGCTCCACCAGTACCCGGGTATTGTGGAATACCGGCATGGATTCACGGCCCGGCTTAACGATCACCAGCCCGAGTTCCGGTACCAGAACAGGTCGAAGTAATACCCGCACGTTACCTCCAGATGCGTTGCTGGAATGTGCGGGACGGACGCGGTGGGCGTTCAGAGTAAGGAAGCCTGACGGAGATTATCCAGTGACGATAATCGAGGCTGAGGGCTTTCTTAATCTCGTATCCGCGTCTGCGGTAGTTATGAATTAGCCATTCGGCCTGTTCTTCAGTACATGGTGGGTGTTGGTACCAGTCGGTTTTAAATGCGTGTGAACGCCGCCCATGCCGGATGGCAAGGTCGGTATCAGAATTGTGAAATTTGGTTTTGTGCGCCATCTGTTTTCTCTGCTGGCGCAGCAGGTGTCAGGTGTTCAGGCTGACGTGCGAATTGTAAACCAGAATGCCAGAAAAAAACAAAACCCGCCGAAGCGGGTTAAGTGCGGGTGCGTTGAGGATGCCTGACACATCAGAGGTGGCGAGGGATTTCTCCCCCGCCAGGTCTCTTACTCCTCAGGTTCGTAAGCTGTGAAGACAGCGACCTCCGTCTGGCCGGTTCGGAGTCGTACCTCGCAGAGGTCTTTCCTCGTTACCAGTGCCGTCACTATGACGGTTAAACAGATGACGATCAGGGCGATTAACATCGCCTTTTGCTGCTTCATAGCCTGCTTCCCCTTGCCTTTCGGCACGTAAGAGGCTAACCTACATTTGTGAGACATAGATTGGGCCTCAGATTAATGTTAAGCGTCTTGCAGGACGCGAAATGTTAACTGGGGCTTTTCTCTATCTGCCTTTCAGTGTTCATGCCTGAGACAGATAGCCTCAAGCACCCGCAGCCATTCTACTTAACTCACGTCACCTCGCCAATATGAAATCAATCAGAAAGGTGATCCATAAAATCACTCCTTCTCTTCTTTTCCGTAGTGGAGTTGGCCAATTTTGATAAGAGGGCGTCCCTGAGATTTGCGGTGTAGATTGGTATCGCGCAGAGAATACACACAGCCACAATATTCCTGCTGATAGAATTTTTCGCGCTTGCTGATTTCAATCATACGGGACGAGCCGCCCTGCTTGCGCCAGTTATAATCCCAGTACACCATACCCGGATAATGCGCAACAGCTCGCCGCCCACACTCGTTAACCTGCTGCATATTTTTCCAGCGTGAAATGCCCAGTGAACTGCTGATCACACTGAAACCATTTTCAGCAGCGTACAACGCTGTCCGCTCAAAACGCATGTCAAAACACATGGTACAACGGATCCCCCTCTCAGGCTCCCATTCCATTCCTTTGGCACGTTCAAACCAGTTGTCGGTGTCGTAATCAGCATCGATAAACGGCACGCCGTGTTGTTCAGCAAAGCGAATATTTTCATCCTTACGAATTAAATACTCTTTCTGAGGATGAATGTTCGGGTTGTAGAAAAAGATGGTGTAGTCGATTCCCGAGGCCTGAAGCGCCTCCATCACTTCACCGGAACATGGAGCACAGCAAGAGTGCAGTAGTAGTTTGTTTGCCCCGTTTGGGAGCTCCAATTTAGGCCGTTTGAAATCAGCAATAGTCATAAATATTTTTATTGGGGTCATGAAAATAGCACAGAGTGTAGCATCAGAGCAGGTCTATCGGGAATATATGTCTAAATCTGGTAATATCTGGTTTTGACGCAAAGCGGACAACCACGCTGGCTCTACCCTGCGCCATGAAAATGTCAATTCACATCTGAACTAATGCTCTTTAATCTAGTAACGTCTAAAATACCTAACATTTCCTTGATAAAATGCCAGTACACGCTGCATAGCTTCGCTCTTCCGGCACTCGCGACAGATTATATTCAGGCGCCTGTCGTAGCGGCGTATTTCGCCGTCTGGTAACGACCAGATAAGGTCCGGATCAACCACTGCAGGTTTCTTCACCTTTGCCCTTGAGAGTTTTTTGCGAGCATTTTGCCAGTCCTTACGCGCCTGTTCAGACGGGAATAACCCGTAACCAGAGTTGTATACATCGCCACTGGCAACCAGCTCTCTGGCGAGAACACTCATCAGATATCTTGTCGCACCTGTCCTGGCTTCCAGTTGCCGCAACGTCTCGCGACCGCTCAGACGTACAAGTTCAACAACCTGCCCTTTAATTTTTTCCCGCTCTTCTTGTGTAAATACTTTTGCCATAAGCGCCTCCGGCAATCACTTTTCCGATACAACACGGCGGGAAGAATCAGTAATCTGTCGAACAATATCCCGGTGCTTGTTCAG